TTGAGGTTATCCGATGAGTGGTCAGCCTCGGGGTTGTCTCGGGGTTCACCGTATGGTATCCTGTGGAGGGGGATAGGCTATAGTCCTATGGCGACCCCCGGGGGAACTTCTCAAGTGGTGCCTCGAGGGGGGATATTGGGTATCCACACTGGAGAAAGAAACCAACTTTAGGCCTCCTTAGCGTAGTCTAAGCCTCCTTAACCTGTCCTGAGGCTAATCTCGGGATAATCTGGGGAAGTAGTTACTGGAAGAGGGTTCTTAGAGCAGGGAATAGAGCCAGAAGGAGTCCCTAGGTAGCTATAGAACCTGTCCTTAAGGGGAGATAGTGAAATAAATGAAGAATAATGAAGAAAGTACTTGACAAACCTTTAGAACCTTGGTATAATAGATCTATAGCTTCTTCTTAATCAATCAATCATCCAGAAAGACATTAAAGAACATCTTAAGAAGCAACTTAAGGTAGTCTTAAGGTACTCTATAGAACCTGTCCTTCATGTGCTGGGATGGTTGTTTTGTTTAATGACAACGAGGGATCTTCCCTTCCACATCCAGTAATCGCTCCAACAGCTGCACGTGGCGAAAATAAAATGAAAAAAGTGCAACTTAGGGGTTGACAAAAGGTAATTCCTATGGTATACTATATCTATAGTTTAATTCTTCAAAGGGGTTGATATGACCGATCAAACTAAAGTGGTCGATATCACATCGGCCCCTCTAACTCCAAAAGAAAAGCTTGACCTCTATTGTGAGGCCCTGTGTGATGGGTACAATAAGACCCAAGCATACATAAAAGCTGGCTTTTCTGCTGCCCATGCTCAACGTAATGTTGCTCCTTATCACAGGAAAAACGCAGATTACATCAAAGCCTATCTGTCTGAACAGTTCGGAAGCGATGCACCGATGGCACGTAATGTGATTCGGGCAATCATGAACGATGAGACGGAAAAAGGTGGTATTCGCCTTAAGGCTGCCCAAGATATCCTAGACCGTGCAGGTTTCGGTGCTAAGCAGCAGATTGAGGTGACGACCAAAGATGTAACTGAGTTGTCTACTGAGGACATTACTAATGAGCTTGCAAAGCTGTTTAACGATGAGCCCGGATTGGCTAAGGTCATCCATCTCCCGATCGCTAACTCCAAGTCATGATCTCGTAAAGAGACGTGAAGGATTGGTGTTGAAGTGGTATAAAGACTCCCTTGGGAAACTGACGGCTGGCTATGGCCACCTACAGAAGCCCGGGGAAGCGTCTTTGGTGGTTACCAAGGCTCTGGCTGATGCATGGTTTGAGGGAGATATTGGGTGGGCTGAGGATGCTGCGTTGAGGCAGAGTCTACAGTTGCCCTTTGTCACTCAAGACCTACTTGACAAACTGGTGAGTGTGAACTTCCAACTGGGAGCTGGCTGGACTGGCACCTTTAAGAAGACTTGGGCCCTCCTTCTCGCAGGAAAATATGCGGAAGCCGCGAGGGAAGCAGAAGACTCCAACTGGCATAAGCAAACGCCTGTCCGTGTGAGAGACTTCCAAGAAGCTTTGTGGAGAACACAAACACTGTACGATCTGTATAAAGGATAACCGATGGATACCCAAGAGCGCTTACTTGCGTTGATGAAGGAGTTGAAGGAGCGTCAGAAGTTCTGGCGTATTCACACCTACAACCCTTATGGGTGGCAGCTAGAGTTCATTACGGCCTCTTCGAACTGCGCCCAGCTTCTTGCAATGACCGGTAACCGCTGTGGGAAAACATACACCGGTGCCTTTATCATGGCTACTCACTTGACTGGATTGTATCCGATTTGGTGGGTTGGCCGAAAGTATGACCGACCTATCGACGCATGGGCCGCGGGGATCTCTACCGATACCACTCGTGACATCTTACAGTCCGAACTCTTAGGGGACTGGAAAGATCCAGAGGCTTTCGGTACTGGTATGATCCCCAAGGAGCACATCGTCGATACCGTCCGTCGAGAGGGGAAGCCTGGGTGTGTTCAGGCCGTAGTGGTCAGACACGTCTCTGGTGGCAACTCCTCACTAATTTTTAAGTCCTATGAAATGTCCCAAGACAAATTCATGGGTACTGCAATCGATATCATTTGGCTCGACGAAGAGTGTCCAAAGGACATTTACACCCAGTGTGTAACTCGTACTGCCACTCGAAACGGTATCGTATATCTGACCTTTACCCCAGAACATGGCTTGACTGAGATCGTGAAAGACTTCCTACAGGAGATCAAACCCGGTCAATTCCTCGTCCATGCAAGCTGGGAAGATGCCCCTCACCTCGATGAGAAAGTGAAGGAGCAGTTGCTTTCTGTATACTCCCCGATGGAACGTAAGATGCGTGCCGAAGGGATGCCCATGCTGGGTTCTGGTGTTGTCTTCCCTATTGCAGAGGACAAGATCAGTATCGATCCATTCCCAATCCCCGATAAGTTCAAAAAGATTATTGGTATTGATTTGGGTATCGATCACCCTAACGCCACCGCGTGTGTAGCTTGGGATGAAGAGAAAGACATTCTATATCTGTATGACGAACGTTCTGAACGTGGTGAAACCCTTAGTATGCATGCTGATGCAATCTACCTCAAGGGTGGCCACAAGATCCCTGTGGTTGTTCCCCATGATGCCTTTAAGCGTGATGGTGCCAACACTGGTAAGAAGTTCGTAGACCTGTTACGTGACAACCATAGCCTGAACGTTGTGTATGAAGCCTTTAGCAACCCACCGTCAACCGATGGGAAGCATGGGGGTAACAGTGTTGAGTTTGGTGTCAACTGGATGCTTGGTCGTATGGAAGAAGGCAAGCTTAAAGTCTTTAACACCTGCACTGAGTTCCTCAAAGAAATGAAGATGTACCACCGTAAGGACGGTCAAATCATCGATCGAAATGATGACATGATCAGTGCTACTAGGTACGCCATGTTGATGGCCGAACGCCACGCTAAGGCTGGTGCTGTCAATTCATCCGCATACGACAAAGGACCTGAGGCTCTTAAACCAGCTTGGTTCGGGAGTGTTGTTTAATGGCTAAGAAAAGAAAGCTTACGCCGATGACGGACGATGAGGTTCTGAACCACGTCAATACCGTCTTGGCGGACTCGCTTGATTTCAACACCTCTGAATTGTCCCATCAACGGGCTCAGGGTTTGAAGTACTACTTTGGTGACCCCCTAGGCAATGAACGCCAAGGCAAGTCCCAAGTGGTTACGCGAGACATTCAAGAGACTATCGACTGGATCATGCCTTCGCTTATGAAGGTATTCACCAGTGGTGGTCAAGTTGTCAAATACGAACCTCAGACTGCAGAAGATGTAGAGCAAGCTGAGCAGGAAACGGAATACGTGAACTATCTCTTTACTCGCAAGAATAAAGGGTTCGAGATCATGTTTGACTGGTTCCAAGACACTCTGATGATGAAGACTGGCGTCGTTAAGGTCTACGTTGATGAAGTGCCTGTCCCTGAGTTTGAACGCTTCTCAGGCCTCTCTGAGGACCTCGTAACAGAGATCCTAGGTGAGCCCGAGGTTGAACTCTTGGCTCGGTCTGTTGATGCTGACGGTAACGTTGCCATCAAGATCAAACGTAACAAGACGAAGCGTGACATTAAGATCTGTACCGTACAGCCCGAGAACTTCTTGGTCAACCGTACGGCTACCTCGATCGAAGATGCTCGCTACCTCTGTCATCGTGAGAAGTACATTATAAGTGACTTGCGCCAAATGGGTGTCCCTGAGGAAGTTCTTGATGAACTGCCTTACGACGAGTATCAGTTCTCTGACTCTACCCCTGAGCGCCTAGCCCGAGACGCCTTCGACATGACTGGCCAGCTGAACTGGGATTCCTCAGATACAGCCCCAGCTAACCGAGAAGTCTGGGTGAACGAACACTATCTGTTGCTTGATGTGGATGGTGATGGTTATGCTGAACTCCGTCGGGTTGTGACTGCTGGTGACTACATCATCAGTAACGAACCTTGGGATTGCAAGCCATTCGCAGCCCTCAACGCTTTCAGGATTGCCCACAAGTTCAACGGCATGTCTGTCTACGATAAGATCAAAGACATTCAAGAGATCCGTACGTTCCTGACTCGATCCATCCTTGACAGTGTAACCCGGAACAACCAAGGTCGTACCGTCGTACTTGACGGCCAAGTGAACCTTGACGACTTGCTGACCAATGAGGCCGCAGGTGTTGTCCGAGTCAAGCAGATGGCAGCTATTCAACCTTTGCCAACCCCTCCACTGCCCGGTGATGTGTATAACATGCTGGATCGGTTGGAGAATGACAGGGCTAAACGTACAGGTGTTTCTGACCGTTCTCGTGGTCTAGATGAGAACACTCTCCACAGCAACCAAGCTGCCACCTCGGTTAACCAACTGATGACTGCAGCTGAGCAACAGATTGATCTGATTGCCCGTATGTTTGCTGAGACTGGGGTTAAGCGTCTGTTCCAATTGCTTCATGAGCATGCCATTAAGTACCAAGACCAGAAAGAGATGTTCCGTCTCCGCGGTAAATGGGTCGAGGTTAATCCAACTAACTGGCGTGAGCGTTCTGATCTCATCGTAACTGTTGGGATTGGCAACATGAACAAAGACCAGCAACTGTTGCACCTCCAGCGTATGTGGGAGATGGCACAGACTGTTATCGCCGGTGGCGGTATGGGTATCTTGGTCTCTGAACAGAACATCTATAACATCCTCCAAGAGGTGACGGAGAACGCAGGTTATAAGGACGTTGATCGTTTCTGGACTAACCCTAACACTCCTGAGGCTCAACAAGCGATGCAGCAGAGGGCAGAGGCGGAAGCCAAGCCTAAACCTGATGACATTAAAGCACAAGCTGATGCCCAACGTGCCCAAACGGACGCTGGTGATAAGCAAGCTCAAGCGGCTTTACGTCAAGTGGAAGCACAAGTTAAGCTGGCTCAAGTGGAACTCGCTAAGCAAGAAGCTGTAGTCAAGCAGCGTGAGATCTCCTTGAAAGAGCAAGAGCTTCAACTGGAACGTGAACGGTTTGTTTGGGAACGTGCTCGTAACGAAGCCGAGTATCATCTTGAGGCTACCCAACAACGGGCTGCCTACATTGGTGATGGCAAGGTGCCTGAGACAGCTAAGCCTAGCAAGTCAGTGAGGAAGTAATGGAAGAGAAGCTTGGATACAGTTTGGTGCTTTCCGAGGCTGTAGAGCAGCAGATGAGATCTGAGATTCTCCCTGAGCTGTTCAAGCTAGTAAAGGGTGAGATTGAGGGTGAGTGGCAATCAACGCTTCCATCCGATACGGAGAAACGTGAGGCTGTTTACCATGAGCTGCACGCCCTCAATCGTGTTCAACTTAGAGTCCAAGCAATCCTTGACTCGATCACAATGAAAGGTTTTATAAATGGACGGTGAAGATAACGCTCCAAGCCAAGGTGAGATCCTTGATGCCTTCGAAGGCCTATTCACAGAGGAGCCCACGGTAGATGAGCCTATTGACGACTCCACAGCAGACGTACCTGACGCTGGAACAGATGATTCAGATGAGCCTGTTGCAGGAGCAGATGATGGAGAAGATGAGGGTGCTGGGGATGCCGATGCCGGTGATCCAGAACTTTCGGATGATCCCGGAGACACAGACGGACAACTCTTCGAAATTGATATCGGAGATGAAGTCTACGAAGTAAACCTTGAGGAACTTAAGTCTGGTTATCTGCGTCAAGAAGAGTTTGTCAACCGACAGACAGCCCTTGAGAATGACTACCTAGCCAAGTTCGAAGAGGTGGATGCTGAGCGTTCCAAGCTGATTGAAGAGATTGAACAGTACGCAGTGATCGCTATCGCTGGTGCCAATCAATACAAGAACATCAACTGGGATGCCCTTCGACAACAAGACCCAGCTAAGTACCAGACGCTACGTCTCGAGGCCCTTGAGGCTCAAGAGCGTGCAGATGGCCTAGCGAAGCGTCGTAGTGACCTTAAGGCCATTGCGAATCAGCGTGAGCAGATCTTGCATCAAGCTCGCGTTAAACACCAAACTGAACTAGCTCAGAAGCTTATTCCAGAAATGGCTGAGGCTGATTGGGCAGAACGAATGTTCAAGTATGGTGCTACCGTTGGCTATACTCCGGAGGATATCGGGAATATTGCTGATGCTCGGCAACTGGCAGTTCTCAACGCAGCTCGTCTGTGGAGTGAATCTCAGGTGCGCCGTAAAGCTGCTGCTGCTAAGAAGGACCCTGTGGAAGTCCCAGAGGCAATCCGACCTGCGGCTCGTCAAAGTGGTACACCTGAGCAGTCTAAGCAAATCAAGACCGCTCTCAATCGTTTGAGGAAAGACCAGTCGGTTGATGCCGCTGCAAACTACTTCCTCGCTTCTGGTACATTTTAATTAAAAGGATATAAAAGCATGGCTACTCCTGCTAATGCCGTTTCGACCGTACAGATGAAAGGTCAGCGTGAAGACCTGATCGACGTAATCTACAACATCGACCCGTACGACACTCCGTTCATGACTGCTGTAGGTAAGGGCACAGCTACTGCTCTAACCCACGAATGGCAGACTGACGAACTTCGTGATCCGAAGAAAAACGTTCGTATCGAAGGTGAGGATGCCACCATCAAGGCTGGCTCGTTCACCACTGTACTGAACAACTACTGCCAGATCTCTGATGAGACCCTGCAGGTTACCGGTACTGCCAACGCGATTAAGACCGCTGGCCGTGCTAAAGAGTTGGCTTACCAGCTGAGCAAGAAGTCCAAAGAGATCAAACTGGACATCGAGTACGCTCTGGTTGGTGCACCACAAGCCAAGGTTCAGCGTAACTCCACCACTCCGGGCCAGATGGGTAACATCTTCGCCTACTACAAGACCAACGGTTCTGTAGGTGTTGGTGGTACTCAACCAGTTGGTGACGGTACTGACACCGGTACTGACGGCACCCTGCGACTCCTGACTGAAAACATGCTGTTGGATGCTTCTGAGAAGATCTGGCGTGCAGGTGGTCAGGCTAACTCGATCATGACTTCCAGCTCGATCAAGAAAGCGATCTCGAAGAACATGAAGGGCCGTGCAACTGAGGTGACTCTGAACGCATCGGATAACACCATCGCTGTTGCTGTAGACGTGTACGAAACTGATTTCGGTAAGTACACCATCTCGGCCAACCGCTGGTTCGATGCCAACACTCTGTTCATCTACGATCCTAAGATGCACTCCCTGTGCTACCTGCGTCCGTTCTTCCAACAAGAGCTGGCGAAGACTGGTGACAGCGAGAAGCATCAGCTGCTGACCGAGTACACCTTCCGTGTAAACAACGAGAAGTCGGGTGCTCTGATCCGTAACATCGTAGCTGAATTGTAAGACCCACGGGGGAGCCTTCGGGTTCCCCTTTTTTGTTTTAGGAGATTGATTTTGAGTATTACTTCCGCTTATTCGTTTGATGAATCGACTGACACTTTTATCCGGAAGGATACCCAGAACGTCGATGCAATCCTTGACAAGAACGCCGAAGAGCGTAACAGTGGGGTCAACACTGACAGTAAGAGTTCCCTGCGTAAGATCGCAAGTATCCCTCTGGTCATTGTTGAGTATCTAAAGACACGCCCCATGGCAGAAGGTGGTCCAATCGATCTGAACTTGATTGGTTGTGATCCAGATCATGCTGTACGCTTCACACGATTCCTCAACGATAGCGCCAACTACAAATTCCGGACTTCCAACGCACGGGTGTAACCTATGGCTATCGCTAACATTACAGACCTTGGCATTCAGGCAGCCATGTGGTCTGACCGACAGGACATTACAGCTGAGCTGATGGAGTCCTTTGTTGGTAACGTGACGGGGAAGCTTAACCGCATCCTACGTCTCCCTGAGCAAGAAGAAGCAGGCACCATCCTTGCCTACGGTGGTGGTATTGAGATCCCGAGGAACTTCATTGGTCTTCGTATGATTCAAGGCGCCCATGCTACATTGGGCTCTGAGGTGCTCCAGTACGTCCCACAAGATGTGCTTCAATCGTATGTGAACTCTAACCGGATGTTCCCGGGGACCACATACTTCTCACGCATTGGTCGCTTCTGGCGTGTGTACCCTGTTCCACCAGATGGTGCACCCTACCTTGTTAACTATTATGCTACACTTCCTGAGTTGTCCCAAGGGGTTCCCACTACTTGGCTACTCCAGAAGTACCCTCAGTTGTACTTGTATGGTTTGATTGAACAGATCTACATGTACACCATGGACCAAGAACGTACGCTGTACTGGCGTGAAAGGTTCGAGACAGCAGCAAAAGAGTTGCAAGACGAAGCAGATCTGGCGTACTACTCTGGCAGCCGTTTGGCTATCAAAGAAATTACTCGAGGTTAATGTTATGCCAATCTTTCTTAAATCCCTAGCCATCCAACTGTTGGCTACCCTCTTCCCTACCAAAGTTATTGCCAAGTCGATTGTGGCTGGTGCAAAGGCTCTGGCTGAGAAGACCGAATCTAAAGCTGATGATGAACTCGTCAAGGTTTTAGAGGATAACCTCAAGGAGCACACTGGCGATGCAGGCACTAGTCGATAACATTGGGAGTATCATCAGCTCCCTTGTAGTTTCAGGGGTAATGGTGGTAGGCTCGGGTTATGTGACTAGTTCTGTTTCTCAGCAGTTACTTACGAGGAACATTCAGGCTACGGAGGATCTCTCCAAGAGTGTAAAGGCTCTAGAGATCTCCGTGGCAGTATTCGCAGAACGTTATCCTACCCGAGTTGAACTTGAGTCGAAACTAAAGGAGGCCAGTAAGAATGGGTCTTGAATCAGCAGTATTCATCGATGGGCTCGTTCCTAGCAACCCTACAGGTTCCGACCTTAAGAGCCTTGGGGACGATCACCTTCGTCTCATTAAGCAAGTAATTAAGAACACTTTCCCCAACATCAAGAACGCAGTAACGTTGACAGCTGAGGGTCTGAACACTCTAGCCAACACAGACCTCTACGTCAAGCCCGGCATGATCATCATGTGGACTGGTACGCTAGAGACAATCCCCAGTGGTTGGAAGCTGTGTAACGGTGCTGGTTCGATTAGTAATGGACAGCCTGTACCTAACTTGGTGGATCGATTCCCCATTGGTGCAGGCCTCTCGTACACAGCATTAGCCACCGGTGGTTCTGCTACCCACGTTCCAACTGGTAACGTCACAGTAGCCGGACATGTGCTGACCGAAGCAGAGATGCCAAGTCACACCCACGGCATGTTCCCGATCTCCCTGAACATCTCCACGGGACTGGGCGCTGGTCACTTCTCGGTGAACAACAACCCTACCGGCAGGACTACCCCAACAGGTGGCAACCAGCCTCACGCCCACGGAGCTACCTTCGCAGGTACTGCTGTAAACCACTTGCCGCCTTACTGCGGTGTATTCTTCATCATCAAGAACTGAGGTTGACATGGCCCTTGAAAGACATGAGGTGAAAAACCCTGTTGGGTTGAACACTGATATCGCCCCTGCCGACCTGCCGTTAACCGAGTGGTCCTACGGGAACAACATTCGGTTTAAGAACGGTAAGGCTCAGAAGGCCTTGGGCTATCAAACCATCTTCGATTCGGATTTCTCTGTACTCCAACTGTTCCCGTATATCAAGAATAACATCCCCTACTGGCTCTTAGCCACGAAGGATAAGATCTACGCAGCAGATGGTACAAGCATCATTGACGTATCTCCGGGTTTGACCTTCCATGCTGATGAGTCGAACAACTGGATTGGTAGTTCCCTGAACGGGGCTATCATTATGAACAACCCTGTTGATGGCCCTTACGCTATGGCTCCAGAACTCGGTGGCTTCCAAGCCCTTCCGAACTGGCCTGCCAATACCCAGTGCAAGGTCATGCGTCCGTACAAGAACTACCTGATTGCTCTGAACATCACTAAGAACTCTGTGGAAATGCCCCAGCTTGTCAAGTGGTCTTCCCCAGCTGATCCCGGTGGTGTCCCGGGTACATGGGATGAGACGGACCCTAAGAACGACGCTGGTGAGAATCCACTGGCTGACACCAACGGTAAGATCGTAGACGGCAAGAAGCTCCGAGACGCCTTCATCATCTACAAAGAAGACTCGGTATACTCCATGAGATTCATCGGTGGTGTGTACGTCTTCCAGTTCCAGCAACTGTTTGATGACGTTGGTATGCTTGGTCCGAATTGTGCAGTTGAGTTTGATGGTAAGCACTTTGTCGTAGGGCAGGGTGATATCTACGTTCACAACGGTGTCGAGAAGAAGTCGATCATCGATGGGAAGATGCGTAAGTTCTTCTTCAACGATATCAGTTCTGAGAACTACCGTAAGACCTTCGTGGTTTCAGATACAGTCAATACTGAGATGTGGGTGTGCTACTCGTCCACTAAGATGACTGAGGGTGCCTTTTGTGATCGTGCCTTGATCTGGAACTGGAGCGAAGATACTTGGTCTATCCGAGACATGCCTAATGTGATCTCCGGGGACTACGGCATCATCGACCCTAAAGAGTCCAACATGTGGGACGACGACAACAACGCTTGGGATACTGACACCACAGTGTGGGGTGCTGGTACTTACAACCCATCGAAACGTAAGCTAATCTTTGCCTCGAACGTTGATAAGAAGATGTTCTTGTTTGGTGAGATTGCAACCTTCAATAACCAACCTTTCCTATCCTTCCTAGAACGGACGGACATGTATCTTGGGGAGGACCGTATGATGAAGACGATGAGTTCAATCATCCCCCACATCAGTGGTAACGGTACTTGCAGGATCTACGTTGGTGGGGCAGCAGTACAAGGTGGTGCTATTAGATGGAAGGGGCCTATCCCATACACCATTGGCACTGACTATAAGATCGACTGCAAACACGTGGGACGCTATGTTGCCCTTAGGTTCGAGTTTGACTCAACTGGCGACTGGGCCTTCAATGGCTATACCGCGGAGTATGCACCAAACGCAGGCATGAGATAATGGCTACTAAGTACAACCCGAGTATTCCTCCGGCTAAGGACAACGAACTTCTCCCGTTCTTGGATGACGAGTTTGTACGGATTAGCCAGACACTCAACGATGTATCAGCAGGCTACTGGGGACAAGATGAGAACATCCCAGAACGCCTCAAGCCGGGGTTGGTTAAGTTCTTCGCCCCGGGTGTCGTAGGTCCCAAGGAGGGGATCTACACTTATGGTAAGGAAGGGGTCTGGCGGTACGGTGGGGTCATTCCTGATCCTCCTCCTCCGAAGCCCCTTCCGGGGGACTGGGTATTCCTCCCAGCTCCAGCCAATGGTGCTACCGCTATTGGCAACTGCGCATACCGTATCAACACTGCCAAGGATGCAGTCTTCGTGACGTTCTTCATCAATGGAGGCACCTACACGAATGATACGTTACTGTATACCCTGCCAGCTGAGGCTCGCCCTCCTTTGGCTGTCCCGTATCCAGTACATGTGCAAGACCAACAGATCCAAACCACCTTAGCGTACCCTGATCCTCCTGACCCTTCGGCACCACCGTTGGCTCAGATCATCTACATGCTACAGAATGGTACGGCAACCTCAGGAACAACCCCAAGACCTTACGTGATGTTCAATCCGGATGGCCGAGTGGTTGTCACTTGGGTTCCAAACACAGGCTCTCCAGTGGGGGGCACCTTTATGCTACCCCTACAGGTAAATCCATGATCAATATTATCTCCCGTGGCAATGTCAATGAATTCCCAGTAGTTGTTCCTGCCCTACAGCGTGCCTTCTTCAAGACTGAGTTGGGTACGTTCTGGGACTTCGACTCCTTGTTTAATCTCGTGATTAACCAAGAGGCGTTCATCTTTCATCAGCCAGAGTCTGGTTACGCTGGAGTTTTCCAGTTCACCTACTGCCCCAAAGGTCGTATCCTAAACTTCTTCTGGTCAGGTAAAGATCCAGACAATGAAGTCCCGGTGGACTACGTGGAGATTGATGCCTTCTTGGTCGAGGTGGCTAAAGAACAGAACTGTATTGTCATTCAATGTGATGGACGCAGAGGGTGGAAGTCAGTTCTAACTCCCTTGGGTTACACCGAGGATTCCGTGAACTTCATCAAAGAGGTTAAACAGGATGAACTTCCTAACGTTTAACACCATGCGTGTCATGGGAGTACCTGCTGAGGACATGGGGCTGTACTTCAAAGGGGGTGGTTCTCAGAAACAATCATCCACCACAGTGAGTACCCCTCATCAGCAAGGTAACTTCGACAAGCTGCTTGGTGGTGCTGATAGCTGGTTGCAGAATGGGGGCTACGATAAGAACTTCGGGGGCTCTGCAGACTTCAACCCAGTGGCTGGTCAGACAGATGCACAGAAGGCTGGCCTTGGTGGCATGACACAGCTTGGGGGTAACCTACAGGGTCTCCTCAACGGTGCTGGTATTGACTCCTTGGCTGACTACCTTGGCCCTTACGATCCTAACAAGACCGGCTTGAACTCTGCCATTAACGCAGCCAACGAGCAGTCCACTTGGGACTTCGATACGATGGTACGGCCTGAGTTGCGCTCTGGTGCATCTAATGCTGGCCAGTATGGTTCGAGCCGAGCTGGTATTGCCGAGGGTATTGCAACATCTCGTCTGCTCCAACAGCAGGGCAACAACGCTAACACCATGGCGTTCCAAGACCAGCAGGCTTACAACAACAACCGTATGAATGCCCTGAACAACATGAGCAACATTGCCAAAGGCTTAGGCTCTGGTAATGCCATGCAGTATGAGTCGGGCAGCTTGCAACAGCAGCAGAACCAGAATGAGATCAACGGTGCACTCCAGAAGTGGGCCTATGAGAACAACGCTTCTCTTAATGACCTCTTGGCATACCAACAGTTGATCTCGGGTGACATGGGTGGTGTTAACACTTCCAATTCCAAGTCGTCTGGTGGTGCATCTGGTGGTGGTGCAGGTGCTGGTATCGGTTCCATCGCTGGTGGTATCGCAGGTTCCTTCTTCGGTCCGATGGGTACAATGGCTGGTTCGTACCTTGGTGGTCAACTTGGTGGAGCAGTATCTAAATGAGTGCAGTGGCCCAAAAGCTTTTCGCCTTGGGTCAGTCTCTCAACAACGGGACTGATTTCCAAGTACAACGTCCTAACTCGTCTTATCGACCAATGCAAGCTCCAGCTATGCATCAAGCCCCTCAGCAACAAGGCTCGGGCATGGGTGCAGTTGGTAACGTAGCTGGTCGAATGATTGGTGAGGGTATCAAATCTTACATGCAACCTACGGCTGCTCAGGTGCCTGACACACTTTCTCTGGAGGGTGCAGCTCCTGCCATCCAGCAAGGTGCAGATAGTATCGGTGCAGGTCTAGGGGCTGGTCAAATGTCCCTGCCTAGTGCTCAATCAATGGGGTTCGGTCAGAGCCCTCAAGCGTCCCAAGGCCTGATGGGCATCATGGGTTCGCTCTTCGGAGGTTAACATGGCAGGTATTTTGGCATATCGTGGTTCGGATCTTCCTGATTCGGTAAAGACTGCACTACAGAACGAGAAGAACTACCGAGCTGCTATCCAGAACAAGATCCCTCTTGCGATGGAAGGTTCTGGTGTACCTGACTCAGTCCGTAAGGCTGCTCAGGCAGCCCTTGAGAGGGGCCCACGAGCTGCTCCTGCGGCTACCCCTAGTCTCGCTACCAACCCTTGGCTTGAGGGCTCCACACGAGTCCCTGAGGGCCTAGGTAAAGGTATCATGGGTGGTGTGGGTAAAGCCGCAGGTGCCTTGGGTCGTTTCGCTGGTCCTGCTGCTGCTGCGTATACTTTGGTAGATGAGGCCAACAAGTTTGCTGGTCCTGCTAAATACCAACAGATCCAGACCATGATGGAAGAAGCCCGTGTACGTCAAGCCATGGAGAATGATCCAGAGCTGGCCGAACGTGGTCAATCCACTGTGGATCGTATCGTTGGTGGTGCAATGCAAGGTGTGAATGCCCTGCAACCAGAACCACAACCAGAAGATACTGGCCTGACTGATGAAGAGCTGAATGCTCAGAATCCTGAGGACGTCATGGATGCTCCTCAGCAGTCTCCTATGGGAGCCCCTGCGGCTGCCCCTGAGGCTGCTCAGGCTGCTCCACAAGCTGCACCGCAACCATCCCCTGAGGAACAAGCTCAAGCCCAAGAGGCAGAGCGTCAGACGGTTGAGCAAGGTGCTGTTGAGGGTCTTCGTACTGGTCAGGTAAGTCGTTCTGAATTGGCTGGTGCTGTAGTTGACGCTGATGCCCAACGGACTGGCACTGAGTTGAAACCTGAGGAGCACAAAGCGAAGGTAGCCGAAGAGCTGACTCAGATGCGCACCATGGGTGACTCTGACTTAGCCAAGTATGTATCTTGGGCTATCATGGGTGTAGGCCTTGTGGCTTCTGTCATGGACAAGTCTGGTGAGACAGGTCGGTATTTCGCTGACTCGTACAACAAAGAACTTGACCGTCAGATGCAGATGGGTGTAATGCTCAACAAGAACCGTGAGGCTGCTCTGGATCGTCAGCTCAAGGAGCGTGAGGTTACAGTCAAGGAGAAGACTGGGGATTCCCAAGTGAAGGTAGGTGAGGGTAACCTCGCTGTCAACCAAGGGAAGCTCAAGAACGACACTGTTAAGACTGGTGGCATCCTGAACAAGTGGGACAACGATAACAAGAACGCTCAAGCTGCTAACGCTACCAAGCGCTACGGTATTGACGTTGGGGCATCTACAGCTATCCGTGGTCAAGACCTGCGGGCTCAGACTGCTGCTGCTGCTCGGGGTACTACTGAACGTGGTCAAGACATGACCCAAGAGACTGCTAAGCTTCGTACCGCGGCTGACTTGTCTAAAGCACGTCAACGTAACGAGACTACTCTGGCTGCTGCTCAGCTTCGTGCTAAGGCAACAGAGAAGGCAGCTAAAGGAGAAGGCTTGACATTTAAGGATTCTTCTGGTATAATTGATAGTATGGATGGGACTGACGCTGTAGGTAAGAAGAAGCTTTCTGATGAAGCTAAGGCTGCCGTGAACGTTCAATTCCGTAACCGCATGAAGGCAGACCCTACCGCAGACCCAGCAGGTGTTATCGCTGAGCTGTACCAAGGGATCAATGGCAAGAAGAGTTCTGGTATCCTCGGCTTTGGGGGTAAGACGTCTCTTCCTAAATACGAGTGATAGATATGGCGCTTAGTCCACAAGAACAGGCTATGATTGATCAGGAGCTGAAAGGTCTAGAAGGATTGGATCTGGCAACTGAACTTGCAAGGGCTAACCAGCCAGTGGTTGCTCCGGAGGTCGCCCCTGAGGCGGCCCCTGTGGCAGCTCGCCCAGCAATGAAACCATCCGCTGAGCCCGTCACAGTAGAGGACCCCGGGTCGCTCTCAAGTGCTATTGGCCGTGGTGTGGATACAATGCAGTCCAACATGGGTGCTACCCTGAGGGTTGCCGGGGAGCTGACTGGGAGTCAGTACCTCCAAGATTATGGTGATCAGATTGCTAAGGATAATGCTGCCGAAGCTCGGGAGTATGGAAAGGCCCCAGTGGCATCTTACAAGGATGTTACTGACGTAGGCACTGCTGCTGATTACATCAAGAACATTGTCGGTGAAGCTGTACCCTCTCTGAGTACAGTAGTGGCGGGATCTGCCGCAGGTGCACGTGTAGGTGGCTCTGGTCCTGCGAAGGTAGCTGGGGGTGCCGTAGGTGCCCTGTTGGCATCCATGGGTATCAACATTGGTGCCCTTGACAACCAGATGAAAGAGTTGGACCCTGAGTCCTCTCACCCACTGACCGCCTTCTTGGGTGGTACAGGTCTGGCTGCCATTGATGCTGTAGGTGCTGGTGTAGTGGCTAAACCGTTGCTCCCACTGCTTGGTAAGTCTGGTGCATACAACATGCTCATCCAGTCGGGTTTCCCAAAGGCTACGGCCCTTGAGGCAATCACCTTGGCTGGTAAGCATGCGGCTGTCTCGGGTGTAACTGAGGGTGTCACTAGTGGTGCCCAACAGGGTATCCAAGATCAGCTTGCCATGGGTGCCACAGGCGTCCGTATGGACCCCTCGCAGCTACTTGAGAACGTCATCAACGCTGCCATTGGTGGTACTGCCCTTGGTGCTCCCGCAGGTGCTGTAAGCTCTGCTGTGGGGACTATGGGTCGTAACAACGATGCTGTAGACTCTGCCTACGTTCCAACCCAGAAACCAACCAATCCGAAGGACTTCGAGCCTACTGGTCTTGGTCGTCGGCTCTGGCAGGAAGGTGGTTCGGAAGCTACTGCTCTGTTGAAACCACTGGCTGAGGCATCACCTGTTGCCAAAGATTTCGTAGAGACCTTTCGTGCTGACATGACTGGTGAGACTGGTTCCAAGAAGACAATCTTCGAAGACCAAGAACTCACAGCTGGTAAGTGGAAAGGTGAGTTGGATAATATCACCCGTGGGAAGTCCTCAGAAGAACTGAACAAGATCTTTGATGACGCCTCGGGGACCAACCCTACGACCCCCGAAGCCATGGCTGTCCGTCAGATTCTCGATAGCGTCCGTGATGAGGCTATCAACCGCGGTGAGCTGACTGTAGGTAAGATCAAGGACTACATGCCCTTCTCCCTTGAGGAGTCTCGTGTAGACACCCCAGAGTTCCTACAGGACATTACCCCGTACTTCAAGGATAAGGCTGCAGCTGAGAAGGCTGTGTCTGACTGGAAGGCGGAGATGACTAATGATGATCGTGGTAACACTGCACCGGAGGTGAAGAACCTCCAGACCTTGGACCCTGCGACTGGCCTTTGGGTAACCCAGAAGTCCCAGCAAATAGGTGGCAAGGCTGATACACAACGTTCCAAGTTTGCTCAGTCCAGTGCTGTTCCTAAGTTCGGTCAACTCGAAGAGTCCCGAGCCTTCGGTAGTGTACCACAGAACGTACTGAACAAATACACTAAGTCCCAGACTGGTAAAGAACGTCGTAAGGAACTCTTGGATTACTTCGAAGGTGCCTCCCACCGGATTGCCTATGCTGAACGCTTTGGTATCAACGGTGAGAAAGCCAACGCCATCATTACATCGGCTGTAGCGGAAGCTCAGGCTGCTGGTAAGAAGGTGTCGAAGGAAGAAGTGGATCGGATGTACAATCTGGTCAACGCTTACAATGGCATGTATGGCCGTATCAAGAACCAGCAGTTGAAGAACATCACTGGTGCTGTAAGCTCTGGTGTGACAGCTTCCCGTCTGGCCTTGGCGGGCCTTTCGACTTTTACCGAGTTCAGTATCCCTTTCGCTAAGGCTGGTGTGACCACCTCCCTCGCCCAAGTGATGCCTACCATTGGTGAAGCCATTAGACAATCCACAGCTAAGATCCTGCGGTCTGTACCACCATCTGAGACTGGTCGTCTGATGAATGATCTGAACATGTCCCTTGAGTCCACCACCAGCTTGGCTGCGGAACGGATTGGGGCCAACATGTTCAACACCATGGGTCAGAAGATTGTCCGTATGGAGTTCTTGCTGAACGGTATGAGTGCGATCACCCATGTGAACCGTATCTTTGCCACTAAGGTTGCTGAATCTGTCTGGACAAACAACCTGTCTGATATGGCTGCTGGTCTGCCTTTCTCTTCTGCCAACGGTACACTCAAGTTGAACCAGTTGAAAGAAATGGGGGTAGACATCAAGAGCCAACAAGAGGCCCTTAACCTGTTATCCCCGCGGACTCCGTCTGAGGTGGTAGCTGCTCAGAACTTGAAGAATCTTGCTATCCGTCGTTTCGTAGACCAGTCGGTCCTCGATCCAACCTTTGCTGACAAGCCTATGTGGATGAACAATGGCATGGTGCAGATGGCTGGCCTTCTCAAAGGCTACCCAGCGGCCTATGGCAACATTATCCTCCCTATGATGATGCGTCGTATGACCCCTAGCTTCTCCGGGTCTTGGACGAACGTAGGGGCTGCCTCAGCGGGTATTGCATTCAGCCTTGGCCTTATGCTCTCCCTCGGATACATCCAAGATGAACTCAAGAATGGCCTCAAGTTTGGTGGTGCTTCTCGGGATGACACCCGTACACCAGAGCAACAGTTTGCTGACGTAGTGATGCAACAGGCCCCCCTCCAGTTGTCTATGGTGTGGGACATGTTGAGTGCCAAGCGTCGAGGGTCCACTGCTGTGGAAGCTCTTGCTGGTCCTGTGGCTGGTTTCGCTGGTGAGACTGCGGATGCAGCTTACAAAACTATTGGATCATTTGCAGAGGATCCAACCCTTGGTCACGTGTGGGAATACATGTACAAACAAACTCCAGCCCGTCCGTTCTTGGCTGGTAAAGAGGCTCTCAATGAGCTCTCTGGTCTTAATGAGTAAGGAGTTTTAAATGGCTACATATGCTGAAACCGAAAAGGCAGGCCCGGGTGGTCGTGGTTTTGTGATTGATACTGAAAAGGTATTCCGTCGTACAGAGACTGGGGACCTCATCGAAGTAACCTCAGATGGTTCTCGGGTCTATACGAACATCAACACTCAGACCGAGTTCCTACCAGACTATTACGCTGTAAAGGATAACGCAGCTCTGGTGATCGAGAACGTAACCGCAACCTACCCTGACAAACCGTCGGAGTCGGTGAACGCTGCTCTCCTGATCAACAACCTAGTGGGCGTCCCCGGTAGTGAGACTGGGGGCTCTCGCTCCCCGGGTCACACCATTGGCTTCTTCTCGGAGACAATGATCGAGGCTGAGTGTGGTGAGGCGTTTGGTTCTGAGTTCCGCCTTGATCCACGACGTAAGCACTTGAATGTGTACGTGGCTCACAAGTACGTGATCGGTCCAGATGCCCAGAATGGTGGTACGGTAGGTAAGTTCGTTATCAACCAGTTCGATGACATGCGTGGCCCTGTCAAGAACATCGAGTCCTTCGAGGATAACTTCCTTGACCCTCGTATCGTGACAACCCACAAGGGTGGTCGAGTTGGTGGTAGTGCTCAGTTGACTACGAACTTGACCCTGACGCGACAAAACTCTGGTTGGCACTACATGTGCATGAACAACACAGACATTACCGTCACGTTGGGTCCTGACGTGACCGAGGGTTGCACCTTCAACTTTATCCGAGCGGGCACTGGTAAGGTTACTTTCGCAGTGTCCCCGGACAAGGCGTGGTATGCCAAGGGTGACAAGGTGTCTCTGGATAGTCGGTTCGCTGAGTGTAAGATTCGGGTGTACCCTTTCGGCGGCACCATTGGTTCTTTTGTAGCAGGAGTTTAAAATGAGTCAGTATATCGTAGAAGCAGATGGTCAGAAGACTTTCGTTGTAGAGTCGAAGCGCATTGGTGTTCAAACAGAAGATGGAAGTATCCGACACGTAGTTGGCCCGAAGGATTTCTCTCCGGTCACGTGGGATGAAGTAGATGGGAAGCCGAAGCTTCTGGAGGTAGGTGCCAAGGCTAGTGATGCTAAGCCGGGCAATTGGAAGCCTAAGTTTTCAGAAGTGGATGGGTCCGCGGAGGGCGTACAGAAGATCCTAGTGGATAAACTAAAAGATATCCCACTGATCAAGTACGATGCTACCCATGAACAGCTAGTCGATCATCTCAACCAACTGTTGAATCTCTTGCGTAAGTAAAAAGAAGGCCCCTTGGATCACACCTTGGGGCCTTTTTTTTTGGTTAGAACAATGCAGCATCAGTCGTTGAAGCAATGGCAGCCAGAACTATAAACAAGCCGGTAACTAGGATATACACCCATGGCAGCTTACGAAATCGATCGATCACGGTAGCCCCTCCAGTCTTGATAGAAGATTGGATACTTGCGGTCAACCATATCCAGCATGCCTTCGGTGAACTCTAGTTTCGCCCAAGCAGCCTCAAGGTCTTCCGTCATAGTATCAATCAGTGCGTTCAATTGAAACAGTCGAGTGTTGACCTGTTCCAGTTCAGCTTCCAGTTCAGCCTTTGTCATAACTTAACAACCCTTTCACAAACTTCATCGTAGAAATCTTTGCTCCACTTCTCTCGAACCAGAACGTAGTCTCCAGTGACAAGAGTGCCCTCGGGGATTGCATCGAAGAGTGCCTCAGTCTGGTCTTGAGTCAGCTTGCGAGCATCTACGGTAATGTATCGTGGTTCCATCATGTGAAGTCAGACTCCAAGTTAGATCCAAAGTAGACTTCCTTTACAACTTCGACAGTAAAGTGCTCCCGAAGGTCACGGCCACTTTCTATAGCCAGCCACCTCCAAGGAGACCTCATGTCAAGGAAGACCACCCCAGCGGTCAAGGCTGCGAACTTGGGGTCCTTAGCCTTGAGGTAATACTTACTGGGGAGTGCACTCACAGGAGAATCACCATTGCCATAACAAGATATATCAATCCGATGTAAAAGTATTCATCACCGTTACAGTACATTAGAACGCCCCTAGTTCAACCTTGAATTTACCCCGTCTTTTGATCAGGTATAGCCAAGGAGTTGCCCACATCGTGAATGGGCCACCCGAATGTTTGTCAACCTTTACTTTCCAGAAACCCTTCATACGAACCTCGAGATATCCATGAGTTCCAAATCGTACATACCGTCACGAACGTTAAACAGGTTACAGGCACCACGCCAATGGTTGTTCCCCTGTGGGCCCTTGTAGGACTCGTCGTGGGTGTAGAACGAACCAGCAACCAGACCATGGATGCGCTTGTCACCCACTGCCTCGATATGGTACTTGAATCCCTGCTCATGGCCTTGCACAAACGAACGCTTGATCTTATTCAGACGATGCTCAGCAGTGCCGCCATAAGGGCGCCCAGTGTTGGGATTATAGAAGTAATGGCTAAAGTCAACGCCATTGATATCAAGAACATCGAGAAAGCGATTGACGTTCCAATCACTAGTGTCCAGAGTGTCGAAGCCAAGTGCACCTTGAACTTCTGGATGGTTGTTCTCGTATCGAAGGATTCGCTCTTCATGGTTACCAACGAAGAATTCCATCCGAGGGCGGTATTGCTTCTTGCGGTTACGCGACTGAGAGGCCTGCAGACGACGGAGGGGTTCCAACAGTAGTTGCATGGCAGCGTTGCCAGCTTCGATGTCAGTACGAACCCGTCGACCTTCAATCTTTGCAGTGCCCCGATCGTACGAAGACAAGCTTGGCATATCCCAGTGGTCGCCAATGTGGACGATAACATCAGGTTGTACCTCAGCGATGTACTCCCCCATGTTACCAAGGTGGTCCGTATTCACTTCGGGACGTACCTGTGTATCAGGAATCAGGAGTAGGTGTGGAATTAAGTTCATTTACAAACCTCAAAAAGGATTCTTCTGTGAACCAACGAAACTGGTTCTTGTCGGCCCACTCGGCCATGGTCTGCTTGGTTCCATCCTTTCGGACCTTCAACCAATGCATAGCTTTGCTAGGTGATTCGAATACGAAGACTAGCTCCGCATCAGGCGGTAGGCTCTTTCGAACCCAGAGGTACTTGGATGCTTCTGCGGCATCCTGAAAGTACCCCTTGATTTCAACGTATACATCAGAACCGTTGGACTGGGGCAACTCCTGCGAAGGCTGGAGGAACGACGTTAGGTCCTGCTCCTGCCCAAGCTGGAGCTTCCCCTGCCCATTCATCCTCAGCAACAGGTCGGGGTTGTACTTGTGGGATATCACGTAACCGAGCGAGGGTGGCTTCAACAAAATCGGGCCCTGCAGTGCCTCGGGCAAACTGGAGCTCAGCTTGTCCCAAACCCTCTTCTCGGTCAGGCTGTCGAAATTCGTCCCAATCAACTGCTTGTCTTTCGGCCGGAAGTAGCGTCCTTGGATCGCCAAAGATGTTCTCCTGAATTAGCCGTTCATAGACCTGAACACCTTCTGGTTGATCGAGGTAGTTGAGAGAGATAGTCGGTTTGTAGTCCGGGTACTTCGCCATGACACGACGCATGTGACCCAAGAACCGAACCATCGCTGGCTCAAACTCTGGAACATCTGGAGAATACATCAGGGTGTATTGATCATGGATGCAGTGGACGGTGAGGGTTTTGTTGTCCTCGTCATTCGCATACATCCAATCCCGATGGATTCTCCAGCGCTCACCATCAACCATAAAGAGGTCATTGGCCTTGTACAGCTGGATATTGCAGAGACCGATATCGAACTGGATTGGGTGGCTTGTACCCGGTGCTGTAAACATCAGGTTCACTGGGAAGTCTCCGTCTGGCACCTCCACAGATTCAAACACAACCAACGTGTTCGGGTATTCGTTCTCCGTGTCTGCTGTAAACTTCTTGTAGGTATGACCCAACAGATCAAACACTGCCTTTGCCGCGGCATCAATACCCTGTGTACCCGTTTGGCCTGCGCCGTTAGGTACACCCCGGAAAAACAGATCCATATCCTTAGGCTGTACACCATGGTCGATATCCCGAAGGAAGCCACCAGCCATAACGAATTGGAACCCCAAGGTATCGATTTTCTTTACAGTGGCCAAGGCCACCTCGAGACCGTGGTCAAAAGAAGTAATTTGAAGTGTCATATGGGATCTCCCAAAGTTGATTTGGTTTACAGTTCAGTTCGTTTCCAACACGCTCAATATCAAGCCATGAACGGTTGCGGATGAGGTGCAAGAGGCGAGCGTTCTCAGTGAGGACTTCTCTCCAAGAATCTCCATAGACTCTGTGGTATTGGTAGACGCAGACTTTAAAATAGTCTTCGTCAGTAACACATCCCCCAAAGAGATCCACGATGGTTCCCGGGCCGATCCCTTTGCAACCGGGGATGTTATCCACAGAGTCACCACACAGGAGTTGTCCCCAAAAGAATGCTTGACCGTGACCTTCAAGCTTCCACGACTTAGTCTTTTTAACCTTGCCGTATAATTTAAAGGATGCAGATACGGTTCCAAGTCCGGCAATCTGGAAAGGCCCAAGCTCAGGTTGGTTCTCTCCACAAGGCCAGCTATAGTGGAAACACTCCGGGATCTGCCGTATGTCCTTATCTCGGGAACATGCGGTATAATTCTCACCCTCTTCCGTGCCTCTAACCCCCAACCAGTCATCAGCCTCGATACCATTGACGGTGATTGCACCCCAGTGATCCTTGAGTCTGTTGCTGACGGTGGTCCAGTGGTAAGGCTTCTCAAGGCCAACTCGGGTTCCTTTGTAGGGCTTGAGTGTTGCCACCTCCATCCTGTAGTTTCCCGGACCCGTGAGATAAACCTCGTGGCTTGTAGCCCCCACGCGTTCAATGATACTCTCCATCCGTTTATCGACTAACTCATGAACATCAACATCAGGCCAAGGCCTTTCAACAAAGATATCGAAGAGCTGCTCTTTCGCTGTGGCTACGTTCCCCAGTTCATACCGAAGAACGTCTCCATCAATACCAGCGATCACTTTCCAATACCTTCTGCCCGTTCCTTACGCCACTCATCACAAGTGATGCAAGGGCATTCATGCCGAGGTACTGGTTCTTGATCACAAACCCGTCGGATCATCTCTAGGAGACAACCCTTGCCCGAGGGTACACCATCTCTGGCGATTACCTTCATGGCAACATGTGCGTCTAACCAGTGTCGATTCTCGGAGGAGATTGGGTAATCCTCACGCGCCTCTTGGTAGAGGTTCGAGTTCGGAGACAATTTCTTCCCAGTGCTTGGAGAGGGCGAACGCTTCTCCGAGACTACGATACTCCGGATGTTCGACTTGCGGGTCTTGCGCTTGCTCATAAGATCTCCAATCGAAGTACTCGCTTTCTTTACGACGAGCATTCTCCATGGCTTCTGGAGTTAAGGTGTAGCCCGGAGGACCGAAGTCCCCCGTGTCAAACCCTTGACGGCTGTAGTTATCAGGAACAGTCTTAGCCCTTGGGCTTAAGCTCAACAACATTCGCCTCTCCTTTTTTAGCCTTAGCAGCTGCCTTCGCTTCCTCCTCGAGAGTTGCAGCAATGATTTTCTCGATTCGATAGTTGAATTCATCAGCTAAGATAAGCGCCTTGGGGTACTGGTCGAAAGTAGCTTCCACAGCACCGGTGATATTGTTCAGCACTTTATATGCGAGAGAGCTTGCCTCATCCTCGTCATACAGCACTGTGTAATTTTTGTTAGTAAACAATAGCATCAGTTGGAGTCCTTCTCTTTCAGATAGATTTCAAGCTGAGCCAGTTTGTTCCATGCCTCATGGAAGAGGTGCGGGAACTTAGAGTCTTGGTCACACTCTTGGCCCATGTAGCGATACAGCTTGTGGCGCCCTTCTGCAGCTGCGTATCGGATGAAGCCACCTTGGACCTCTTTCCAACCACCGCGGCTGTACTTGTTGGCTCCAAATGTTGCAACTTCTGCAACTGCAAACAAAGCTCGTGGGAAGGATTCGAATAGAAGTCCAACGTCACATTTACCGGCGTCGAGTTTGGCACCCGGCTCGCCTGCTTTGATTCCATTAGGATCGACCTCTGGTTTTAACGTCAGGTCCGTCATAGTAGCTCCTGTGGTTGAATTTGATGTTCGAGTTGGGGTCCACTTAAGAACCCCATCCCAAGCCCTTTCCTTAAATAGGGGCATCATCATCGTTATCAGCAGCTTCTACATCGAACGGAAGATCCAAGTCTTCGGTTTCAGCTCGGGCGTTAGCCACTGGGCCACCGAACAACGGATCACCATCACCCGCACCAGCACCACCTGTCACCAGCTCGTGGATACGAACACCACGGAGACGCATTGCCAGAATAGTACCACGGCGGTTTGCACCAGCCTGTGTCTCGATCACTGCGCCAACCTCACCAATGGTGCCACCCCATGGCTCACTGCCTTCATATGGAGTGTTATCGGCATTCAGAACGGTTGGTTGCATGATCTGCTCCTGACGCTCATTGGTCTTGCGATCAATCCAGCGTACGAAGCGGTTCTGTTTCACTTTGAAAGAGCAAGTGCCGTCATCGTTCTCACGATAGTTGCACAAGCCTACGAAGCTCGAGTCCAGTTTCTCAATCTTCGCCTTGATGGCCTCAGCCTCATCCTTTGGATACACCAGAGACAACTGGTAAGTACCCTCAGCATTGTACTCAGTATCCGGCTTCATCACCGAGATATAGATCAGCTTGGTCTTAGGGAAGTTGAAACGAAACGAAGCTTTCTTATTAGACATGCGTATAACCTTTTATTCAACGAGGGAAAAGTGTACCACATGATACACAAAATGTCAAGCACTTTCTTAGTGAGTATCGTACCAACTTGCACCCATTTGTGAATCGGATGCCAGCGGACAGTTCAGCTCAAGCTTTTCACCAGCCCAGCGTACACAGTCCTCCATGAGAGCCCGGACCGCAGGAACATCCTCAGGATGAACCTCCATCTGTCCTTCGTCATGAACGTCCAGAACCTTCCAAGCCCGTAGCCCTGCGGCTCGGACCTGTTGGTCAAGGCGTACCATAGCCCACTTCATTACAACAGCACCAGCAGCCTGTAACAAGGTGTTGAGGGCCTTGTGTACTGCAACGTTGCCGTCTTCTGAACGACGCATAATCAGCTTACGTCCATCCAGCCCAATGAGATAGCCTTTAGCAGCTAAGTCTTTGGTTGCATCAATTAGCTTGGCCAAGTTTGGATAGGCAGCTAGGAATTTAGCTCGAATCAAGGCACCGTCTTTAGCAGTACCACCAATGATTGAACCCAGCTTCGCGTCCCCAGCTCCGTAGAGGAAGGCGTAGATAAACGTCTTCGCATCATCCCGAGTGGGCAGACCTGCCGCAAGTTGGTTAGCTGTGTGGATATCACCTCCGACAATTTCTTTGGTGTACTCCGGGTCGTTCACATAGTGAGCAAACATCCGAAGTTCCAGACCTGCACCATCGTACCCTACGAAGATCAACTGATCTTTAGGAATGTACTTTTTATAGTGACCTGCTGGCTTCCACTTGTCCTTCTTGAGGACCTCCACAATGTTAGTGTGTGGGCGCACTCGCTCGTCTTTCCCCAACTCTCGAACAAGAACTCTACCGTCCCATGTCCCAGCCTTTGGTGTCCCCGTGAACAACCCCCTGATCTCTGGACCAAAGAGTGAACGAGCTGCGGGTATGTTGACCACCACACGATGACGCATGCGGCCTGTGGGAGTTGCACAAGGGTTCGCACCAGCTTCAAGCCTTCCATCCGCCCTTACCTCACTGCACAATCCTTGCAGTAGGGATCTACGATGGGACCAGACCATCCGCTGCATCACCAGCATCCCTAGGTCACCTTGGACGGTCTCAAGACCTTCCTCAGTAATCTTTGGTGTGGTGAGTACCTTGCGTTGTCTCTCAAGCTTCCTGCGTACTTCTCCTAAGGTCGTAACCCCCGGTTTGATTCCCTGCAGACGCATCCGCATTTGACCAGACTTAGATTGCCTTAGGTCGTCGATATAACGGTTGATCGATTCGTTTAGGTCGGAGCCCTTGAGCTTCTTCCCATCGCTGCCAACGGTTATATCTTTGGTGTTCCATTGGTCCGGCTTCCAGCCTTGGTCCAGCAGCCAATCCTTGAATCGACCGGTTTTACCCATGTCGAAGTCTTCAAAGACAATGGCGGTGAACGGTCCGCTAACCTCGAATTCCCCGTAGTTCTTCCAGAGAGTAATGAGTCTCTGGTTGGGCTTCCCTGATTTCAGGAAAGGTTTCGAGAAGGCTCCAGCGGCCTTGACCATCTTGGGCATCTGCGGGACTGCCACAAGATCGATGTTGAGTATGCGTTCAGTCAGTACGTGAATGTACCACTTGGCCTTCTGGCTGTTGAAGTGAACGCCATGACGAGTTTGACGACTAATGATAGACGCCACCTTTGACTCAATACCGAGTGATGCATTCCAGCCTTTCACTTACACCTCGTGTTCAGTTACTGATGCAAACAGTGTCCCGTTCATCAAGGCCAAGTTCATGCGACGGTCTGCTTCCCGTTTGTCTGAATAGACTCCCAAGAAGTGACCACCAGCTACGACTACATATACCGTCATGATTACACCCTCTGATACAACTGCCCATCAACCGTTACGAATTGTGGGACTGGCGCCTTAAATGCTGGGACATATTCCCATGGCGTTACTTGACGCTCGGTGAACAGTGGAGTACCACCGGCACCACGGTGATAGCTACGGGCACCGGTACGGATACGGTAGCCACGGGAAGACCAACCACGTGCAGATAGCAGCATTACTTGCCCTCCACAATCTTGACAGTTTCTTGAGCAACGTCAGCCAGAGGCTTGGTCACTACACGAGCACCCGAGGCAGCCACTTGGACCACAGGGGTTGCTACGGCTACAGCGATTTGAACAGGTGCTACGGCAATCTTTACCAGATCACCAAGAAGGGAACCGAACATTAGACAGGAACTCCTGCTGCGATTGCAGCTTCTTTGTTTGGGAAGGTAAGAATGATCGAATAAGATCCCTCGTTACCACCATAGGCCTCTGGATCTTCCTCCTCAGCACTCGCAAGGAAGTCAGGGTCATCAGTCACGTCAACAGAAGAGGAACCATCACCACCATCAACTGTAAAGAAGTATACTTTATACATAGGTAAAGCCCCCTTGGGCACTAGAGGTTTAGTTTATCACACTTTCAGGTATTTGTCAAGGAGTTTCTTCACCCCGAGGAATACCAAGAAAGAAGGACCTGCGAATGGCCAGAAGGCACCTACACCCAAGGCGGGTACTACAGAGAACTCCCGGTTGTTCTTTTTGTTGTAGTCAGTCAAGTTTCGGAACAACACTCGCTCCGTCACAGTAGCCACTGCTACAGCGATTAGTGCATACAGGATTACCAGCATCATTTGGTTGCTCTCCAGTTGTCATAGGATTGATAGAGGAAGTGTGAGCTAACGATTCCAATCGATCCCCCGGTCCCGCTGAGGAGTATCAGAAGGTGCATGCCGAGGTGATTGTTGGCGATAGCCCACGTGGTTGCCACTTGAGCCAAGGTGATCCCCCAAGAGGTGAAGAAAGACATACCCCAACGGTTGTCCCTCATCAACTTGGATTGGAACCCCAGCAGGAGTACGGTGAAGTACGCAGCAAAGAATACCATCACCCCTTGGAGGAACATACTCACTCGGTCAGTTCCTTGACGCGCTCGAGAACACGTTCGGCCTTCTTCTGGTCAGCCGTGAGGCTGCTAGCCTCGTGAGCCAATTGGGACTGCTTGTCTGCGTTGATCTTCAACTTCTCCTCCTGAACTTGCAGGAAGGTCTCCAGTTGGTTCTGGACTTTGTTGAAGGAACTCAGGATGGAACTCAGAGTAGAACCGAACATATTTATTCTCCTAGATGAATTTGACTGTATGTGGACTGGTGTACGGGAGGTACTCCTTGTCCGGGGATAACCAGTAGAGCTTACCTGTGTGGTCCACGAAGAAGCGGAACAACAGGGTTATGTCTTGACCCTTGGGGCCAATGACACGGAACCCCGAGGGCGCCCCTACGGGCTCCTCAGGTGCCTTCTTGGGGGCAGAGAATCGCTTCACACCCCCATCATCAAAACTAACAGTGCTCATCAAGCAGCCTCGCTAGTGGTGACTTGTCACTGACAGGATTCACACTCTTCGGGGGACTCAGTATTGCACGAGACACCTGAGAGCCAATCCTCATCAACCACATCGAGGTCTGGAAACTCAATATCAAGAGCCAGTCCCTCCTCAATCATTTCTTCACGGGTCATTTCTTTTTCCTCACACCTTTCTTTTTCTTGTCGCCAACACGACCACCGTCAGCCGCATTGGAAGAAAGACTACGGACACGAAGGTTGCCACCGTCATTGCTACCGCCATCTTTAACGCGCTTGATGTGGTCAACAACTTGGTCCGAAGGCAGCTTTCGTCCGAGCCGCTTCTCCACTTTACGTCTTGCTCGATGGCGTTGAGCGTCACCAGATCCGCTGCCCACCCCAGTTTCGCCCCGCCGGATAGCCAGTTCTCGTTCACGTTTATAGTTCCTCTTTTTGGCCATTAGCCCACTCCCAGAGGTCCTCCCATGTCCACCCCAAGTTCTTGAGGAAGTATTGGAGGAGTTTATAGTTCACCACACCATCTTGAAGACAGTATGTATACATCTCCTCAGTGAATGCTGAGAAGTCGTTGAAGTCACCCTTGTGTTCACCAAGGCGGATGCCCCAGCTACCCAAGGAGTGACCACCGGGGCGGTCAGGATAGAACAAACGAGACCACACGAGGGTGTCCACACATCGCCAATCATCAATCAACAACCCCTCCATCTTGAGGAGTACCGGGTTGTCGTAATCGAGGATGTTGTGACCAGCTAACATTTCTGCCTGCTGGAGATAACAGTAGAACTCGCCTAGCTCATGTGGGCGGAAACCCTTGACAATACCCGTAGGTAGGTCAACGATAACCGCACACCAGAGGTTTTTCACCTCGTTGTAAAGCCCATCGCCCTCAATGTCGTACAGAATCCACTTAAATTGGGGTGTCATCTGCTGCATCTTTAGGGACCTCAGTTTCATCACCCTGACGTTCGTCAAGGCAACCCGTCTCCACGGTGTAACGAGTGTATACCAACCCCGTGTTACCGTAGTTACGATCCTTGATTACTCGGATACGGGAGTCATGCTTCTCTTCACCGGATGCTTGCTTGTTACGCTCGAAGCCGATGATCAGTTGCGACCAACGTTGCAGTGCTCGGGAGCCAGTGAACTGGTGCTCCTTCACTTCGGCACCTTCCTCGTGACTCAGCTTGCCCCCCGGGGGATTCAAGTGAGAGAAGATGAAGATACGAATGTTCAGCTCATCGGCCAAACCTGCAATGTCTGTAGCGATCCGTGCAATCTCGGTGTTCTGCTCAGATGGACTCAAGTGGTTGGTCAGACAGGTTACGTTATCAATGAAGACCGACTTAACGTTCTCCACGACTGCCCAGTACCGCAGGCACTCTTTGATATTGTCCCAATCGTTCTGTCCTTTGTTACGCCACAAGAACAACTTCCCATCCAACTGATCACATGCATCGTTGAATGCCACCTCGTCAAACTCAATGTCAGGACGGTGGAAAGCCTTTCGGGCAACCTTGCCTGCGATGTTCTTCAAAGAGTTGTTGACGTTCTCTTCCAGCAAGAAGACACCTGCGTTCTCCTTGTGCTCGGTGATGTTCCAAGCTGCAATCTGGTGGGCCAACAGGGTCTTGCCAATACCCGTACCACCACCCAACGAAATAATCTCACCATCACGCTGACCATAGGTCAACTTGGTAAGTCCATCCCATGGATAGCTCTTGCCCCACTCTGGTGGCTTGTTGGCCTCATCCCGAATGTCACGGACAGACACTGCACAATCAGGCGACTTTGGCTTGCCCTCGAAGAGGATAGCAGCCCACGCCTCTTGTTCACGTCCAGCCATGTGCATATCGTTTACATCCTTGAGGGGCATGCATACGAACTTGCAATCAGGAACCAGAATCCGAACCTTGTCTACTGACTCACGACCAGCCTCATCATTGTCATGGACATAGATGATCTCCTCAAAGCGTCCTAGGATGCCTTGCTCTTGGAGAAACTTGAGGTCACGACCAGCAGAGCCCACACCTGCGGACCAGCTAATTACAGCCTGACGTAGATGCTTCCACTTCTCTCCCAGCTTCGACTGAACAATATCCCATACGGACATTGCACTCAGCTCATCTTCAACGATGATAAGCTTTTTATGGCCTACGTTTTTGTGGGAAAGTTGGGCGTACCCAAAAGGTTCGACCCCACCACTCGGGCTGCCACGATAATAGAATCCCTTGGGAGCAAGGTTCCTGACGTTGTACGCGACAATCTCTCGATCCCGGGTGCGTGGATAGTAGTGCTCCACAACTTCCTTTCCATCCAGTTCTGACAGTCCGACTCGAACATCAAACCATTTAACTGCTGAGAGAGAAATTCTACGTGAGTCGAGGGCAAATTGTGGCAGTTCAGCCACTTCCTCCAACTCTGCACGTATTTCTTCCGGGGTACGTTCCCGTCGGGGTACGAACTCGAGGTTCCCTGTAGGTGGTTCGTAATGACCACACTTATTACATTTCCCGAATTTAGATCCGTCGTCACCTTCAAAGAGTATGAGGTGATTGCCTTTTGAATCACGATGTTTCTCCCGGCACTTGGGGCAAGCCTTATCCCCAATGATCGTTAGCTTATTTTGTGAAGTATTCGCGGGACTTGACAGCTTCCCCATATTTTTCCTCCATTGTGCGGAGTTGGTCTTCGACCACCTTGAGGCGTTCCCACAGGTGGGCCATGCCTTTCGATTCGTCACAGTATGCCTGTGCACGAGCCGCATGGATCGAATCCTGCAACATCTCTTGAGATGCCACCAGACCGATCAGAGTCTTGAGTTCTCGACGATCAACGTCAACCTCCTCATGACCAAAGGTATTGGGGGTGTCCCGGTAGATATCCCGGGCGATGCTGACAGCTTGGGTAGTACCCATTAACGATTACCTCCTTCACGATACTTCCGCCAGTCGCCAAGTGGCACAACGTCCAAGTCTTGTGCATGGTTCTGGAAGTAGATGAACGCACGGATCTTCTCACCAGTCTGACCGATGAAGTTACGTTCTTGACGATCGTACCAGCCCGGGTATCCCTCGAGTTGATCCAAGAGTTTCAGGGTCTTCTCCCCGACCTCGTACAACTCGACCACCGGACGATACTCCGGCTCGACGAAGGACAAGATCGGGAAGCCACCAGCGCTGTACATGATGGCATAGAAGTCAGCCAAGCCCTTGCCCAAGAACTTAACTTCGTCTGGATGCATTTCCAGCAAGGTGTGGTTGTGCAGACCGGACAGCAAGGTTCCATATACAGCTACGATGGTTTTAGACATTCTTGAAAGCCTCTGCGTAAGCGGTGAGTGCGGAGCCATCTTCATCGAGGCCCGGTGCGGTGTTCACTTCCAAGACGTAAGCCTTGCGAGTGTCGTGTTTGTAGACGATATCGACTGCACCGAAGTCCAGACCAGTAACGCCGATGGCCAGACGAGCGGCAGCCTTAGCTGCATCTTGGCCTTCCGCTTGTACGTTGTTGACCGAATAGATCCAGCCAGAGTCAACGTTACGGACGATGGAGTTATAACCCGGGAGAGCCTCGGCGCCTTCTTTACGACGCTTCTGCTGAACCAGAATCACTTCGTCATTCAACACATGGACACGGAACTCAGTACGAGTACCAGCGATACCTTGGGTGAACAGCTTGCACTGCATCAGTGCGTTGTCAGCATTCTGACCTTCGTCGAACACTGGGATGATGTTGTTGTCACGGATGCGTTTGACAACTTCGAGTTGAGCCTCACGGTGAGGAACCATCAACACGATACCCTTGCCCGAGTGACTGTTCAGGACGGTACGGGCATACACACGGCTGCCGTTTGCCATCAAGGCGTAGGCATCGTCGATGTTTTCCACGTACGGGATCAGTACATCAGGGGCACCAGCGGCCAGAGCCCTGTGGAACTCCAACTTGTCCACCGCCCCACGGACAGCCGCAGGAACGTTGTAGAAGCGACGGCCACGGTTCTGAGCAATGTCTGCCAGACGCTGGGCTTCGGCATTGGTGCAACCCCAGTTGATCACACAGGATTCACGACGACCGGTGTATGCCGAGCCTTCCGACTTGAGCATGGTGGCTCCCAGTGCTTCTTGCAGGTTACGTGCGCCGTTGGATGGACGATCGCCTTTAAAGATATTGAATTTCATGGTGTATCTCCTGTTTGGTTGGGTTGGTGCATCTGCAATACACTCTGGATGGCGAGGAGTCCCACCTCACTACCGCCCCTAGCGATTACCGCAAGGGCCAGCTCACGTCATCCCCCAGAGGGTATTACAAAACACCTAACTTACGGGAAGTATTCGGCGTGAAGCTTGTCGATAGCCTCGGCGATCACCACCGGGGCAGGTACGATAAACTTCTTGTCGATGCCTTCGCCCAGCTCTTTCTCTTTCAGGTAACGAATGTCACGGATCTGATCGAGAGTCTCTTGGGTGAACGGATAGCCACGAGTGGCCACCGTGTTTTCCAGAGAGATTACAACGCTTTCTGTTTGTACTAGGGACATGATTACATTCCTTCTTCACAGCACTCACCACAAAGGAACTCACAGTCTTCCAGCAGGCCTTGGAAAGCCTTGCCTTCATACACGGTGAGCTTGTGGTTACGGCGATCATATGGGGTAGGCACTTTACCACAGCCACCACAGCCCTGAGACACGAAGTCTACGAACTCAGCACTGCTGGGAAAGGTATGCCCACAGGTCTTCAGTGGATAGCGCACAGGCTCTCCCTGTTGGACTATCTTCTTTGGTTTCAGCTCGACCACCTTGGAGGCAGATTGGCTCATCGTCCCAAAGTAAGAATCGTCCTTCAAATCGAAGCTGTCGTCGAAACAACTCTTCGCCGTGTTGCCCAAAACCACACAAAGCTCCTGCTTTCCCAAACGGGTCACCAGATAAGCATCGTTGACAACACCACGGAACACCTTGGTATTACCAAAGTCTTCCAGATCGATGCCGTAAGCGCAGACCAACTGGTCAGACTGACGCTCAACACCTTCGATCTTGCCGAAGCCGACAGAGTGCTCGTAAGCTTCTACAGCCACCGAGTCAGCAGTGACAACGCTCTTGTAACGAAAAGGCAACCCCCGGTTGACGAGAAGGTTGTTAACGCGCTCCTCCGTGTTTGCGGCGTAGTTTGCGGCGCTGTTTCTTTGAGAGCTGTTTTGGTTCTGACTTCCGTAATGGCTGCCGAACCAAGCGGCCACGGACTTTGGGACTTCGGCCTCGTGGAATTTCAGATCTTGTACATCAGGGCCAGTACCGATACGAGTGCCAGCCTCAGTGAAGCGGAACTTGTAGTGGCGACCTTGGATGGTCTCCTCGGGAGCCATGCGGTACTTCGGAGCCTTGTTGGAGCTACGTGCGAAGAACACATCCAGCATGCCCTTCTCGGAAGCCCACACGAGGTTGCCGTTGGTCAGGACTGCCATGTACAGAGGACGATCATTGTTACGGATGAAGTTCAGTGAGCGCTCTTCCGAATCCCACCAAACCAGAGAGAAGGCACCAGAGAGGTGTTCTTCAACCGCCTTCTTGACACCATGCTTGGCAATAGTCATGCAGACCATATGGCTGTCAACATCAACATCCATCTTGTCATTGCCTTCCAGCAGGTCCAAGGCCCAGTGGTCAACACCGCCGTTGTGAGCGAGGGTGATGTGACCTTCTTGGAACGGGTGAGCGTTGGCGTGGTCAGCCTTGTTACCCATGGTGGCATAACGGTTGTGACCGATGTAGATGTTGCCACGTTCCTTGGCGAAGAACTCTTTGGTGTCCTCCGCGGCAAGGTAGTCAATCGCATCATGGGCACGCTTGTGGATCGCCACAGTGTTAGTGCGAGTAGTTACCTTCGCAACACCGGTAGCATGCATGCCACGGATTTGATCGACAACGAGCATGTTCTTGAACAACTGCAACTCATCATCGCTTGCAGTGGTAGAAGTGTAAAAGCCAACCAAGCCACACATATTGAAATCCTTCTATTTCAAGCGTTGCAGGATATATCCCACTCGCTTTGGGTTAATGTTTTGAGTTTTTGCAATCTCTTTGTAACTCATACCTAGGCCACGTAGGAAGAACACTAAGTTCTTTTCACCCTCAGAAACGTTAGAATGAGTCCTATCCCGATCATTTCGATCTTGTACGTTGTCGTACTGGGTACCCGCAATGAGATGCTGCGGATTGATGCACAATGGATTGTCGCATGTGTGCCTAACAACTTCTGGTAACTCTCCGTTTACCACTTCAAAGATGTACCGATGAAGCCGTGCATTGGAGTTACCATTGATTCCAACTCGGGGATAGCCACGTTTGACTGCCCCCTTCCACACTAAACAATCCCCAACTTGATCCGTATTGGAAAGAAACTTGAGGACTTTTTTCATTTCGCTCCTTAAGCGAGGTTGTCCAGCGTCACAGTATCGCGATAGCCGTACATGTTCTTGAACTCCTCGAGGTTGTTGCGGATGAACGCAAGGTGCTCGATGTTCGGGGTGCAGAGTTCACGCAAGGTGACGTTAACCCCTTGGAGCTTGTTCAGTGCAACCATCAACTGGATAGCACGGAGCATGGTTGGGCGATCGGTAGGAGCAACGATGTTGTAACCAAGGAGACGTTCGTTGTTCCAAGTTACACGGCCACGGAGGCAGGTGGTGATCGCTTGGGTTGTAGCACGGTTGGCACGAGCAGGTGCTTCGCCACCGAAGTTCAGGATTGGTTCCTGATTGACGGTCATGACAGAGGTCAACAGGGCGTGGACCGCAGCAGACAAGCCTTGGTCCTTAGCCCCGGGTTCCATCGCGTAGTTCGGCTTGAGGCCGACCGGGAACACGTCCAGCAGATCAACGTCCTTGACCTTGTTGATGAACGCATAGTGGTCTTCCGAAGAATCCCCCATGACGAACTTCTTGAGGTACAACATACGTTGAGCCAGCTGAGTCAGCTCTAACTCATCCGTCAGTGCATGGCTACCGCGGAACTCTACGGAACCGAAGTTGCCAGTCACTTGCAGGTTCAACGCCGAGTACTTCGGCCACTGCATGCAACCGTGGAACTTCTGCTCTGGACGCTCACGGGCAAGGATGCGGGAACCAAAGGTGCTTGGCAACCAATCATTGCTTTGGAACGGGATACAGAAGTTCGACTGACGACGATAGTCCTGACAGTGATCAAAGAACACGTCCTCGAACACCATGTACAACAAAACCAGACGCTCGTATTGAGTCCAGTTCATGTCACGAACATCGAGGTGGATGTGTGTAGAGCAGCGGAAGGTCGGATCAACGCCAACCTCCTGCATCTTGGCAGCAAACGCCTTGATAGACGCCAGTGCCACATCACCCGACTGAGGACCATCGAAGATGTACTCCTTGCCGTCACGCAGGGAGCCGTCTTCTTTCTTCACCCAACCTTCAACGTTGGGCCAGCGGCCACCACCGAGGTTCTCCAGCTCAACCTCGATACCGATAGCGCCCACATCGGGGAACGTATCGTTACCAGTGAACTGGATAGCCTTAGGGTTAACCCCTAGGTGTTCTGCAATAACCGACATATGAAGTCCTCGATTTGTTTGTGTTTGTCACCCGGTACGAAGGCACCAGTTTTGTCGATGGTGCCCACCAGATTGCCCTTCCAGTTGACTTTGTAGCCGTCAACATAGATGTCACGGGATGCAGGGTTGCTGCACATGTTCAACGATTGCTCGAAGACTTTGCACATCACCTTGCAGTTCAGGCCGTTGCTGCGACCGTTCAGGACAATGTTGCGAGGGTCAACGCCTTTACGTTGAGTACGGTTGTTCACCGAGAAGGTGATGTACTTTTTACCCTTGCCGTCAATGTCATAGTAACCACTGAACGGACGCCAGTCCAACAGTTGGTCACCTTTGAACGACCACACGCCGTCGATCTGCTTGTCAGCATTGAACACGTCACCGATGAAGTTGAACCCATCGAGCTTGGTGTCATCGCCAGTACGCTCAGTGCCGTTGACGCACATGCACTGTACTTCGCCTTCCGGGCCGTAACGGAAGATGTAGGTGCCAGCGTAATACATACGCATGTCTTCGGTCAAAGGGTGCTGGTTCATGCGGCGATACCCAAGGCAGTGCAGGCTTGACGAGCCGCGGCCTTATCGTTTTCGTTGATGATGCGCTGAACTTCGGCACCCGAGACAACTTCGATGAAGCCTTGCAGCTCATCTTTGCGCTCGTAAGCCGCACGGGCATTGGCATAAGCCCAGCCGATCAGCTCGTCGGAGAACAACCAGAAGTTGCTCAGGGTACGGTATTCAGCACCGTAAGACTTGTAACGCATGGCCGCTGCCTTGCCGTACAACTGACGACGCTCATCATCAGGGTCCATCAGGATCGACGGCAGGCCCAGCAGGTAGTCGCACATCTGGATAACCTGACGGCTATTCTGACGGGTGACTTCTTCCAGATGGCCGAAGCCGATGTGCAGGTGACCGCCAGCAGTACGAAGCAGGGGGTTCACGTCGCGAGGGAAGCGATTGGTACGACCAGTCCAGCCGTTGTGGTCAGGCTCGCAACCGAAGACCCACGCGGCATCGCCAGCTTCCATCAGGACGTCCGGGTCAAACACATGGCTCGACATGCCACGAACCACATCCAGATCGAACTCAGCCAGAACGCCACGACCTTGTTCCAGAACGGCCTTGATGTTGTGGATGAATTGCTCGGAGGAACCAGCAGGGTCGATGTTGTATTCCATGAGGACGTTATCCTCTTGGAGGGCACCGAATTCCACTGGACGTGGAACATCCTTGGAGCCACCGATTCGACCGATTGCGTAGTTCACCACTCCATTACGGCCAACGAACAATTCAGGGTCGCTACCGATCAAAACAATCTTGTTTTCCATCTTCTTAGTTCCTATTCAAATTGAGCGAGGGCTTGGTACATGGAGGTCTCGAGTGCTGTCTCGCCGTCCAGCATCACGTCTTGCACAGGTGACCCAATGCTAACATAGGTGTCACCAGGGATTGCTGCATCCTCTAGCCAATCGCTGGCTTCGCAGTCCTTGAAATACTCACGCTCAAGAATGCCCCAGTTTTGGCTGGTACGTTCCTTGAACTCTTCACTGCTACGACCGAGGACACGCTTGAGCATTTCAACAGAGATTTTAGCCCCGTTGTAATGGTCCCGAGCAATGTCATAGTAGTCGTCATCGACGTCCACATCGTACAGGTTGTTGGCGCCAGCAGCTTCCCGGAGGTGCTCCAAGGTCAGCGGCATGAAGGTGATATACGAGTCGCTGTATGGTTCACCATTGGTGTGGATGGCGTTGAGCACCAAAGGGATCAGGTGGTACTGATCTTCTTTGAAGCCACGAAAGGTGCCATGACCATTGTGCTCAAGGTAGCGGATGGAAGTCAGTAAGCGCCCAGCAGTGATCAATCGGGCTGCCTCAAGGTCAGACTTGAAGACAACCTCCATGTAGTGCTGGGGGCCCATGTGGTGAGCCACCAGACGACTGCTTTTGAACTCAGCCGGGGTCAACTGCCCGAGGTGGAACTTGTTGTCGGTGAGGTTTTTGAAGAAATCGCTCTCCATGAACTTCACAGCGATGGGCTTGTACTGCTCAGGCATTTTGATCAGGACGTGGATATCGACCACACCCTCGACCGGATGCTGAATGTTCTGAAACGCACCCCAGCAGTTACCCCAGTTGTTCATTTCGTTCAACTGGATGGTGTCATCATGCTGGTCGGTAAAGTAGATACCGTGGACGGCCATAAGTGGTTACTCCAGAATGCGCTCAATGTCGCGGATGATTGCAGTCACGCTGCGGGATGAGGACAGATGGATTGTCCCCGCATTGTCCGTGTAGCTGTACAGGCTTGGCATCACTTGGACACCAGTGCCGATGTTACGGTGTGTCGAAGTGCACGGGCTACCGAAAAAGGTTTGACGACCCGCCGCACCTTGGCTGAGGATGATATGCTCACCGCAGAGCCAACCCTTGAGGACAGCCTTGAGGTAGTTACCACCGGGGCCGACAGGGAAGTTGTAACCGCCGGACATGCCCATCTGGCCCATGCCCAGAAGAACCTTACGCCAGTCATCGGTGCCAGCCACGAGAGGCAACAAGGCGTCCTCCAGAACCTTAGTGGTAATACTTGGCATCGAACCGATCTTGCAGAACAACTTGACGAACACGTACATTTCGTACTCCGTCACAGTATCCGGGATGGTCAACTGCCAGTAGCCAGCGCTGCCGTTCTTGCGCATCAGCTCGTTCATGTCTTTGTTGATGCCCACCGACTTGTGGTCAAGACCGTAGTACTTGATCTTCGGTAGTTCAGTGGTTACGACACCGCCTTCACGCTTGAACTGCATGCCCTTGGCGTACGACTTGCGGAAGCCATCAGCCCACAGTCGAGCACACTTGCCGTTGAAGTTGGTACTGACCATGATGCGGCGGTCATACGATTCACTTCGAGGAATGTCGTTGTACAGAGTTGCGATGTATCCGAAGCACGAACCGTGGTTTTCAGAACGAAGTGTCCCGTCTGCCTTGACCCGTGCATAAATAACCTTGAGTGCCATGGTGGATTTCTCCTGCTTGTTTGTTGGTTGGTCTAGAAGCATCTGCAATAAGCCCCGTAGGTTATCCCTCCGCAGAGAGAGCCTGCCCCGGGGCTTATTACAAAACAACTAGATAGTGACCCCGATTGCCCGAAGGCATTCATTGTAGATCATATCTTTTTGTTCGTCTGTCTGACCATATTCCATGGCTAGAACACCACAGTTTACAATCTGATCACGAACTGCATCCGACCAATGTGTACTGGCCAGATCAGGGGCCTTGCTTTGAGTATGAGAGCATCCAGTGATGAATGCCATGAGGAGGACCACGAGCACTGCTTTCATAGCGCACCATTACGATTGGGCCAGAGCGGCCTTGCGGGATTTAGGACGCATCACCTTGCGAGCCTTGTAACGGGCACCGCTGAGGGTTAGGTCGCCGGTTGGGTCGATGATTTCATAGAACACACGAGCTTTGCGCATGGTTTACTCCAGTCGGTCTGTGGCAGTGATGACGACGTCAACTTCGATGAAGTCAACGACGTCCATGTTGGCGGTCATACGGTTGCCATGTGCCAGTGATACCAGCATACGGCCCTCGTGTACCAGATGGCGGCCAACCACTTGGTTCACCGAGCTGTGGCGATCACGAGTGGTGTCACGGGAACAGATGTACACCTTGTTCGGTTCGCTTTCACGGCGGTAGTAGCCACCGATCTTGCAGTTGTTGCCGCTTACCTTCTTGGAGGAAGAAACGACAGTGATCTTTGCGCCCATTGTTGGGGTTCCTTACTTGATGTTGATGAATGGCAGAGCGCCGCCACCGTTGTAGGTAGGGAGCTTGCCGTCCCACTTCTCGATAGCGTTCAGCTCGACGACGCCCGGGTTCTTGCTCAGGGCTTGGCCCTTGATGTTCAGGGCTTGAGCTTCACCTTCGGCACGCAGGATGGCCGCAGTCTTGGCACCTTCGGCAGCAGCGATCTCTTTAGCAGCCTCGGCCTGAGTCTGACGCAGTTCGTTCTCACGCTGTTGCGCCTTCTGGGTTGCTTCGATCTTGCGGTTCAGGGCTTCAACCACTGGGCCGGGCAGGTCGATCTGGCCGTTCAGGTACAAGTTCTCGACCACGATGCCACGAGAGGCGAAGTGTTCTTGTACGCGTGTCTGGATGCGCTTGATGAAGTCTTCTTTCTGAGGACCATACATCGTTTCAGCCGTAACCTTGGACGACTCGGCGTTCACAGCATCACGCACCACTTGAGGCACGTTGACACCGATGATTTCATCCATCGACTTGCGATAGGTCTTGTACAGCAGTGGGGCAGAGCCCTCGGCAGCACGCAGGGTTACGCCCAGTGGAAGACCGACGACCATGCCGTCTTTGTCTTGGCCCTTGATGCCGTTGATGTTGAAGTTCTGGTTGAACGTCGGGAACAAGAACAACTCCTCGTTCCACGTCAGCCACTTCCAGCCCACACCGGCCTCGGTAGGTTGGACACCCTTGTTGTCGCCCATCATGTTCACGATGACCGCGGTGTTACCCACAGGCACCTTCGCAGGGGAGCAACCAGCCAGCATGACTGATGATGCCAGAGCCAAACCAATCAGAATCTTCTTCAACATTTTTCTTTCCTTATGCAGTGGAGGGGATTGTTACAGGAAGCACAGCGCCGCAAGGATGCAGCAGATGATACCAATGATTGCCCAATCCGGAGGGGGATCAGGGTCATCACCGGGGTGGCAGTGTACAACGTCACAGTAGGCCACGGGCTACTCCCGACCTTTGAACACCCACTTGAACATCTTCGGAAACATGAAGACGCACAGGTAGATGTAGCACAGGGACCCGAAGACACCCACGGCATTGAACATGGTGTCAGGATAGGACAACAACTGGGGGACCGAGGTGAAGACCATGAAGGTCAAGACCAAGATCAGAACCAGCACAAAGAACAACTTTTGAGCCATGATCCACCTCTTAGGTATTTATATAGATGATAGATAGATTATCTTAAGGTAGTCTTCCGGCGAACCTTAAGGTTATCTTATCACACTTTCAGGTACTTGTCAAGCCCTTTCTTCACAAGAAGGTCAACAACTGACACTGGTACATAAGGGCGAGCCATTGGGTAATCCTCGGCAGCAAACACCCACACACGGACTTGGGTGTCCGGATGGTTACGTTTCTTCATCCAGCGAGTCGGCTTCCAGCCCAACTCACGGAGCACACGGTTGGCAACTTGCTGGTCAGAGTTGATGGCACAAGTGAGGAAGGCACGGCCACTGTAGGCACACTGCCTCATTCGGATGGCCAAATCATGGGCCAACGACTTATCAGTCAAGTCAGCGGCATCCAATTGGCTGACACCATCGCCAGTTTTAGTCTTGCCAAAACCAATGATAATGTCACCAGTGCAGCAGCTTGGGAAATCACGACGGGTGGTCATTGTTTAAGTACCCAGTTGATGAATCGGTTAAACAACCCACGACGCTTCACACGGGGCAGCGTCACAGTATCGAAAGGGACCACAGGGTGCCCAAGGTAAGGTGTCATGGTGACGTCCTCAGGGACCACACAGGCCACACATGCACGGCAACCTGAGCAATTGCAGATCAAGGAGTCTTTAAGAGCGCCCATTAGATCACCTCGATCGGTTGTTCTGTGGTTACTTCCAACGGGTCAGGCTCAGGGTCAATACGCATCAGGTACTTATCGTCACTGAGGCACATATTGTCGAGCTTCCACGTGTGGACGCCAGCACGGACGTAGTTGCAACGCAGGCCCGGACCTTCAACGATCCACGAGCCAAACGCCGTTGGGACAATCTTGGGGTCATCTTGATTGGCACGACGAATAGCAGTGCCCATCTTGCCCACATTAGGTGACTCACCAGTGCGAGAACCAGTGATCATCACCATGCAACCCGGTTCGATAGGTTTAGAGCCAGCCATGTTGGACCACCCACTCGCCCACAGTTGGGGCGTCCATCAGGTAATCATCAGGGGCAGCCGTCACAGTATCGGACGGACCAATCCAGTTGGACCGCTTAGATTGACGACGTTCGGCACCGATGGCATCACGTTTGACGCACTTACGGTGGAAAGGATTCGACGGTGTGTTGCGGATAGTGCGAGCCATGACAGCTACCTTAATTATTTACGGGTGATTTCCCGGACACACCTAGGCTAGCGTGTGTTTCGTCCCTTATCACGGGGACTCATCAGCGGGGGTTACGAGACGGTCAGGGTGACGCTCAGGGCAGTCTGGAGACTGTAACCTTCGTTGTACAGCTCACCTACATCATAGAAGTTGTAGATGGTCCCGATGTTACCGGGCAACTTGTCTGCAATTACAACCATAGTTTGCTCATCGGTACAGAGCAACACTTGACCTTTCTCATCCGCCCACATCTGACCTCGGGAGAACTCAAGGGTTTCAGCAACAACCACGCCAGTTACCACGGATTTCAACACTGGATTGCCCATTTAATGCACCTCGAAATAGATTGACATGGTTTTACCCCACAGTTGTAACCGAATTGTAACAAGATACCAATCCGGGTACAGCTTGGGGTTCACTTGCTCACGTTTCCACCAGAACCAGCTCATCACTCACACAACCAAGCCGGATTGAACTCGCAAGGCATGAAGCGACGGGCATTCTTGTTACTGGCCGGGTTGAATTGTTCCGTGGTGTAACCCACAGGCTTAGTTTTGTGGCACTTGTTACCAAGGGATAGCTTCTGCCACAGGCCGGGACGTGGGCTGTACCAGACGGCACCAGTCTTGACCTTACGAACACACGGAGTCGTCACAGTATCACGGACCATACTTCACCTTGGACCCGGCGATGTGCGCCTTAACAATTGGGTGGATGAATGGGAATGTGAGCCAACCGATGATCGCCAGTTGGGTCAGTGCACCGAACACAATCAAACCTTCACCGATAGTCATGCGGCCACCACTTCGGACAGACCAGCCAGTTGGTTATCAACCTTACGCATCAAGGCCATGAGGAGGTTGTACTGCTGCACAACGTTGGTGTCACGGGAGATAAGAATCTCGGACAACTGGTCCTTGATGCTCTTACGGCGTGCCAACAGTTGCGCCTTGTATTCTTCGGGGTTTTTTGGAATGTTCATTTGAACACATCCTTTAATAGTTGTTTACGTTCCACCTCAAGGTGGGGGATGGTGACACGGGACAGCAGTTTGTTCAGGTATTGCAGACGCTCCACACGGGCAGCCTGTGCAATGACCAGATCGACAATGGACATGGCTACCTCACGGGTTAGGCTACACGAACCTGATACTGATAGCCACCATAGGTGGTCTCAAGGTTCCACACACCACAATGGCACTGACCATTACGGAATGTCCAAGCGTACTTGACGCCATGACGGAACAACATGCCCGGACCATGGTGGTCCTCGGGATACACAGCACCAAAGATCGTATACATTTGAATCACCAGACAGTAGGCGGACCCGTCACAGTATCGACGGGCCCAGACCAGTGGGTTGGTTAGGCTGCTTTCTTTTCAGCCTTCTTGGATGGCATGCCCAGCAGTACGCCGACACGTTCATCCACAGGCAGTGCGCCTTTCTCTTGTGCCTTGCGCAGCATGGCTTGGAAGTTGTACAGCGCAGCATCCAGATCAAACGCTTCTTCTTTCAAGTCGCGCTCTTTCTTGCAGTCGTACCACGCCTTCGCCTCGCCTTCGGCAATCTTGATGGTGCCTTCGACGTTGAACTTGAACGGGATCTCTTTCGAGTCCTTGCCCTTGTTGACAGTGACCGAGCCGAAGGCATGGAACCAGTGAGCCAGCGCCAGCTTGCGGCTGCCGTTAGGCATGGCGTTGTACAGCTTGCACACCAGCGAAGCCTCGCGGTTCTCGACCATGTGGTGCAGGATACCGACGGCGGTAGCTTGTATCAGCTTGTCGAGGTTGTGACCACGGGTGCCGATGGTTTTGATTTGACCGATGATTTGTGCTTTAGTCAGCATGATTGTTGCCTCTTTAGTTAACGAACGTATTGCTTGCCAGTTGGATTGAACCAGTCTTTCACGTTACCCGGTTCACGTTTATCCCACGAGTCAGACAGCCTACGGTTAGCAGCCTTAGCAGCAGCACGTTCAGCCAACGACAGGGATTTATCATCTTGCATCTTGACACGTTTGCACACACCAGCGGCCTTGAGTTCGCACTTAACCTGCATGGCCTTGGTTACTGGGCGTTCACCCAATTGACGCAGCTTGCGGTTAGCCTTGCGGCGCAGCTTTGCATCTTTAGCTACAGACATGGTATTACCTCTAGGTTTCGGCTTACTAGCCTCGTCAGTGTGCCTCGTATCAGACACATACCTATCATCCTTATCCGACAAGCTTGGCATTGCCCAGCCGGGGGATGATCTGCGGATAACCTCAGTCCTTCTCAGGCGGTCCTATCCTAGCGACTCGTTGGTTATCCCCTAGTTGTACCAGCCAACAATCTAAACCAGCCTTGTTGCTTCCCACCACCGATTATGTGTGGGCATTCCCTTTCCCCTGACACTGCTCAGGGACGCGGACCATTCGCTCGGTTAGATTCTTGTGTCTACCTAAACTCTAGGCAAACTGGGGCTAACCTTGACCCCCTGACTCCGCTGACGTACGAGTCATGACGTTGCTTTTCACGTTTCTCAGGGCATATCCAGTCTTAACCGTCGGTCCCTTACACTTCCATCAGGCAAGCCATCAGCCTGTTACTACTAAAGAGCGGATGTTTCTTGCGCTTCTTGCGCTGTCCTCGGTCAATAACGAGGAACCGTTGCTACAACTTAGGGGGTATACGGTGATCCCCTGTTACCTTTGTTGCTGGCCCCCATGTTAGCGGGGGTTTGTTGCCTTGTCAAGCGTTTGTTTCAGTGTAGGTTCTTCTCATCCCCTACCGCCCAGTGACTAAATCTGGTATGGATAGTGTACTACCCTTTAAGCCCGTTAGGCAAGTCTTTTTTATCCCCGTGACTGCCATCGGGGGGGCCATGATCCTTTCGGATTGTACCCGTCGGGCCTACACTAGTGCGGTATCCGATGCTGCCGGGCCAGTGTAGCAACCCGTACTGCCTTTGTCAACCCCTATCTTGTTCGACTTCCTTACGACACTTGGCACCCGTAGGATCGCATGTCAGAAGCTACTAGAGCTAGGGTAGGTCAATCAGCTTGCCTTAGACTTAGAGGCTGACTTTCCCGTCTTGCTGGCCCCCATGATACAGCCTTGGGGAGCCTTGTCAAGCCCTTTGTTGCTAGGCTTTATCCCGTGTTGCCTTGTTGCTTGGGAGTGATGCTAGGTTGCGCCTTTATTAAGGGATTGTCTACTACCGTTCGTCGGCATTGTATGCCTTGGGAGTCCTTTATATACGTACACATGCGAGTATCACAAGGGTATCACAAGTGGCAAGGGATATTCCCCCTAGTCTCCCCCTTGGTTCCCCATTAGTTTTTTCTTGAGGTTATCCGATGAGTGGT